CCCAACACAACTAGAAACAATTCTTGCCAACCCTAATCACACGTGTTAACATATTGCCCAGCAAAGGAGGTGAACACAACATGCCTAGAACGAGCCAAATCACGCGAAGTATTACCACCACGGCTTGCATTGGTCAGCACGTAAATCAGTATGGTGAGTTTGAAGATTTTTGCGATGTAACTACCTTCCCCACCACTGAGGAAAAGGCCAGTAAATACTTTCGCCGAAAGTACAATGACCAGTCCATCACTATCAACAAGGTAGAGCAGGAAACTCACGTCTATTACATGAGCGTTGAAGAGTTTATCGCCTGCGCACACGAACGAGTTAAGGAGAACTAAAATGGCAACCGAAAACATTACCGCAGAAAACAACAGCATGGCCCCTACTATCACCGCTAAGCCCGTCATGGCTCTGGCCTTTGATACCGCCACGGGTGAAGGCAAGAAGCGCCTTTTCAACGCGCTGAACACCGCCGAATCCCTCAATGATGCCGACATTAAGCAGCTCACTCTGTCCGGTATCATCGTACAGCCCACGGAGCGCCTGGACCAGGCATCCGGCGAATTCGTGATGTGTGAAGGCACCACGTTTATTACCGAGCATGGCGCTTACTTTAGTCAGTCTGACGGGATCGCCCGTTGTGCCAAGAACTTGATTATGGCCTATGGTTCCGATTTTGCCGCTGAGCCTATCACCATCGAGTTTACCGAGCGTAAACTCGGCAGCGGTCGCAAGCTGAAGCAGTTTATCGTACTCTAATCTTTCCGGCTCCTTGTAAAGCCGTGTGATAGCATGAGGGGGCTGTAAAGTCCCCTCTTCTGTTTAGGTGGTGCAAAATGGCGTATGACGTTAGCCGTGTGCAGAAACGCGCACGTGACAAGGAATATAGGCTGCGTAAGCAAGGTGCAAACCGTGAATCTATCTCGGAAGTTTCGCCGCGTAAATCGTGGGTGGAAATCAAAGCAATGTCCCCGGCCCAGCAGCAGGCCTATGCTCGGCAGCTTGACACATGGAACCGTAACTCACGTTATACGGGCGTGAAAAGTGGCAACGTCATACCCACTAAGTTGATTGACCAGGCAAAACGCCTACAGCAGAAGCGTAATCAGTTTATCTACAGCGAACGTGATCGCATTAGAGGCATTGCCCCGAGCGAATGGGACAAGTATTATCGCAATCGCGAGGGAATCTTAGCCAAGGGTGAAGATAGTGTGGGTCTGTTGGCTCCCATTGATGTAAAGAAGATGGAGCCCCCAACGTCCGTGCAGGTTGCCCGCCGGCGTATTAAGCGCTTCGAGGAACGTAATAAGCACAAGTTTAGTTATTACCGTGGATTGCAGCGACGCGCCATGGAGCAGATGCTGTGGAAACTTGATCAGTACGAGCTGGCGGAGGTTGTGCACCAGATGAAAAATGATGCGTTTGACCTCCTATCAACTGTATACGCGTCCTGGGATACTCTTAAATTCGAATACAATCCGAAGGGTGAAGGCTCAGAGTTTGAGGACCCTTATGGGCAATTTCGCAGCTATGTGGAGCGGGCATTGTTTGTTACCAGGGACAAAGATAGTAAAGCTGAAGATATTGTTGACATCCAAAAGAATATGGAGCGCGTGGCAGGGAGACGTGCGGATCGTGCGCGTGAGCGCGCTAAAGCTGCAGGAATTTTATAATGAGTTGGGCTGTTTCTGCCGACTTTGAAACGACAACAGACCCTAAAGATTGCCGAGTGTGGGCGTGGGCTGTTGCGCTTATCGAGGATCCCGAGCAGGTATACTATGGTAACTCAATACAGACGTTCATGAATTGGCTTTCGCGCGGGGATGTGCGCACGGCATGGTTCCACAACCTTGCGTTTGATGGTAAGTTTATTCTGGATTATCTTCTGCGTTGTGGCTACACCTATTGTGACCGTAACCCGGGGCGGGGACAATTCTCGGCACTTATATCAAGCAAGGGTAAGTTTTATCAGCTTGAGATTTGTTTCGGAAACGGTGTAAAAGTCATCTTCCAAGATTCACTCAAAGTATTCCCTATGACCGTTGCCCGTATTGCTAAAACTTTTAACCTCCCCGAGCAAAAGGGCGATTTGGACTATCGCAAATACCGTGAACCTGGGCATAAAATCACAGATGACGAACTCTATTACATCAGCCATGACGTGCAAATCGTGGCCCGTGCCCTGCAACAAAATTTTGCCCAGGGTCTGGAGAAGATGACCATCGGCGCTAACGCTATGGCATTTTTCAAACAGCAGTTCGGCAAGAAAGCTTTTAAAACATACTTTCCTATCCTATCGCTTGAAGCTGATAGTGATATCCGCAAGGCCTATCGAGGGGGCTTTACCTATGTAGAGCCAAAATACGCAGGCGTGGAAATCGGCGAGGGCATATCGGTTGATTATAATTCGATGTATCCAAGTGTCATGAAAAAGTACCCCTACCCTTGCGGCGCTCCGGTTATCTTTGAAGGGCGGTATGAATATGACCCAGACTATCCACTTTATGTGCAGCGAATGGTTGTGGAATTTAGCTTAAAGCCCGAAGGTGTGCCGATGCTACAGCTTAAGAATAAAGGCTTTTACGGTAATCATGAGTATGTGCGCGAAACCGTTGCCCCTGTTGAAATCACGGTTACGTCTGTTGACTGGGAGATTATGCAACGCATGTATGATGTTGACGTGCTCATGTATGCAGGCGGTTATAAGTTCGCGGCGCGAAAAGGGCTATTTGATGAGTATATCGACTACTGGGGGCATCTCAAAGAGACCTCTACTGGTGGTTTGCGCCAGCTTGCAAAGCTGATGCTTAACAACTTATACGGCAAGTTCGCAACAAATCCCGATGTAACCGGCAAGATACCCGTATATGACGCGGAAGACGGGATTGTGCGTTACGTGCTAGGTGAAGAAGAAACACGAGCACCCGTATATATCCCCGTTGGCGTGTTTTGCACGGCCTATGCACGGCGCGAACTGCTGTTCGCCATTCTCGATAATCGCGAACGGTTCGTGTATTGCGACACCGATTCGTTGCATCTGCTCGGTACAGAGCAGCCTGCTAATATCCCCATTCACAACAAGGAGTTGTGCCACTGGAAGGTGGAGGGAACCTTTTCCCGGGCGAAACATTTACGTGCTAAGGCCTACGTGTGGGACCTTAACGGCAAGTTTTCGGTTACATGTGCAGGCATGCCGGATGATGTTAAGGCCCTTGTCAACTGGGATAATTTTGAGTACGGCTTTAGCAACGCGTTTACCGACAAGGACGGAAACACCAAGATTTGCCCGCTGTTTGCAAAACTTATGCCGAAAACCGTACCCGGCGGCGTGGTGCTGCTTGACAGTGTGTATCAATTACACGCATAATAAGGGTATCCGGTGCAACGCTGTTCGCCACATGTGGATAGGGGCACGTAAATGCAACCCTAACTCGGCACGTGCCTAGCTGGCAGGCTTCCTATGGCGTGCGTTGTGAGCTGGACACCTATTGAAACCCCGACCGTATCACGGCGCGGGGTTTCGTGCTATTATGACCCTGTCCCTACAACGAATGGAGGTGCTTATGGACGAGGAACAGGCACGCGAAACCGAAGCCGACCAAACGCGTGAGGAAGAAAGCGGCGACACCGCCGAGGAGGAAACTGCAGCCGAACAGCAGGAAGTGGAAGAGCACGACTGGGGCGCGATGACGGCTCGTATCGATGCACTGGAGCAGCAGGTACAAGGCCTGGCCGCTGCGATGGCTACTATTTCGGCTGCTGCTGAGGACGAGGACGGCAAGCCGGACGCTGATTTGCCCGATGACGAATATGGCGCGGCTATCGATTTGGATGATGAGGACCTGGCCGGGATGCTCGGCCTTTAAGGAGACAGTATGCCTAAAAGCAAGCTTACCAACGAGGAGGGGCGTTTGACCCTCACTAATGCGCAGATTCTGGACACCGTGCGCAAGTATGCACCTAACGATTACCAGCAGCGAATCCCAGCAACCACGCAGGGCTCCGTGGCCGAGACCCTTCGTGCTATGAACCACTATTCGCCGTCGTGGGATGTCTTTTGGAACGTATTTCTCGCACGTATTGGCCGTGTGCAGATTAATGACCGCATGAACTTTACCAACCCCCTGGCAAAGCTGAAGCGCCCCACTCTGCGTTATGGCCGTACCATTCAGGAGGTGCAGACCAACCTTATCAAGGCCCGCGCTTATGATTCTCGTGCTGAAAACGTGTTCGGCCGCGAGGGGCGTGAGCCTGACATCCACCAGATTTTCCACACCGAAAATCGCCGCGATAAGTACGTTATCAACATTCCCATGGAGGATGTGTTGCGCGGATCTTTTATCGAGGGCGAATCTATTTCGGCGTTCTTCAATTCGTTGACCGCAGCACCTATCGCGTCTGCGAACAATGATGAGTATTTGCTGATGCGCAGCCTGTTGGAGACGTTCGACAACCTTTGGGGCTTCTGGAACATCCAGGTCCCCGACTTGCACAACAAGACGCTCACGCACGAGGAGGAAGTGCAGGCCGGTGTTAAGCTCATTGAAGCCATGCGCTCCACTTACAACAAAATGAAGTATTTCCGCACGGAATACTCCCCCGAGGGCCGCAACAAGGGCCTTGCTACGCGATCCAACCGTCTGATCGCCGTCATCGATTCGGACGTGGAAGCTGCGCTCAAGGTTGCTGTCAACGCATACGCCTTTAACGAGGATAATCAGCGTCTTATTGCCGACGAGGTTATTGTTCTGGACGAGCTGCCCATCGCCGGTTGCCAAGCGCTGTTGCTCGACGAGGAATGGTTTCAGGTTGCTGACACGCTCCAGGTCACCGCAACCGCGCCCATGAACCCTGACAACCTTTCGTATAATACCTTCATGCATGTCTGGCAGGTGCTCAGCTATTCGCTGTTCCTCGGCTCCGTTATGTTTAGCACCCGCCCCGATTCGGAGCTTGCAGCTCTGCCCGCAACGTATACGGCTGTGACGCTTACCGATGCTGACGGCGACACATCTAAGACCATCCAGCCGGGCGAAGCCGTGCAGCTTATCGCCAAGGTGGAGGGCACGAATGGCCCGAACCAGGCCGTCATGTATGAGATCAAGGCGTTCAACGGTCGTGGTGCAGGTGCCACGCTCCCTGCTGAAATGTACATCGACTCCAACGGCGTGTTCCATTCCGGCAATTGCCACGACATCGATAAGGTTGTCGTTTCAGCAACCTCCGTTGCTGACGGCCAGTATCAGGCGCTTTACACGTTTACCATTGCCGCTGCCACGTACGCAACCGCTGTTAAGGGTACCGCGGTAACGGTCAAGGTCGGTGCGAACGCCACGAGCACGCTTACCTGGACCCCGACCGAGGCAACCGATAAGAGCTATGAGGCCTACAGCGCTGATGATTCTGTCGCCACGGTTGCCAATGTGGCGGACGATGTGCTCACGGTTTCCGGCGTTTCGGTCGGTGAAACCACTATCATTCTGGTGGCAAAGGGCGGTGACCCGACTAAGCCCAGCGTTACGGCTAAGGTTACGGTCACTGTTGCGGCTTAAAGCTTTAACGCTGTTATAATGAGGGCGCATTATGCGCCCTCATTTTATCTTAAGGAGTAAAAATGCCTGATACACCGCAAGGACTAACGCCCAATACATGGCCGGTTGGCACTGAGGTAACTCTAATGCAAGTGCCGTGGGACGCTAATTACCGTGATATCGTTATCTGGGATGATGTGCAGCAACGTAACGCCTACCTTGATGCCCAGGCCCTTAGTGGCACCGGGTGGCGTTCCAAGAGTTTTTCGTTCTGCCGCCCAAATGAGCCTATAAGCGTGCCGGTGCCTTATTCGGCGGCGTATAAATATAATTATGTTGTGGTGCAGAATCCCATGCAGCCCGTGGACGGCGAGGAGCAGCCGTTAAAGCTGTGTTATTTTATCTTGTCAACGGATTACATTGCGCCCGGCACTACTCAGCTGACTTTGCAGCTGGACGTTATCCAGACGTATCAGTTCGGCGTGTGCCTGGGCAACATGTTCGTTGAGCGCGGGCACATGGGCGTATCTAACGCTGTCTTTAAAAACGGTGTGCAAAACCTCCAGGGCCAGTATCTGCGAAAATATCTTAACGTGCCCGAGGGTCTGGACGTTGGTGATTCGTACGTAATGGCTAACCACGAATGGTATCCACTGACGGATGCGTCAACTTTTGATATCGGTAAAATCATCATCATCAGCAGTGCAGACCTTGCCGCTGACCCGGGCACAACCGACAACCCGAATCTTAACGTTGCGGACGGCCAGAACGCGGACGGCATCCCATCGGGATGTAACGTGTACAGCATGACATTGAGCACATTTAAAGCCGTGCTCAATGCGATGAAGGAGAAAAGCTGGGTGGCCCAGTGTATACAATCGGTGTCCACCTTCCCGGCCCGCTTGTTGTCGGCTGGAACGGACGTGCAGCTTTTCGGTAACTCCGGTATCACGATGCAGTTTCTCGGCGAAACCGATACGCTTGAATTGCCGCTCAAAACCTACGCAACCACGGGCAACATCTATCAACAGCTGTCAAACGGCGTGCCGGATGGGTACCATGATTTATATAAGGCTTACACGTACCCGTATTCGGTCATCGAGCTGACTGCCTATAATGGCAACTCGGTATTCGTAAAGCCCGAACTCGTGTACGGCAACACTCTTGCGCTTACGGTCATCGGATGCGCTGTTGCGCCGTTCGCGCGTATCGGCGTTTTTCCTACCAATTACGGCCAGGCTTTCGAGGGTGGGCAGCCGGTTAATTACAATCAGTACACGTGGCATGGCTTCGACGGTTCGGATCACACCGGCGTCATCCCCAGCGGCGATTTCTTGGATTCGTGCCTATGGTTGGCTGACTTCCCCCAGTTTTCGATCGTCAACAGCAACTATATTACCTACCTGGCATCCACTGCTCACACCCGTGCATATCGCTACGAATCAGCAGGTTGGCAAAACGCAAAAAGCAATGCAGCGTCTGACCTGGCGTATTCGCAGGCGATGAATCAAACGGCGCTCAATGAAGCCAACCGTTATGACCAGGGGCCGATCGGCGCTCCACAGATTGCCAATTACGCAGGGCAGGCTATGGGCGCGATTGAAAGCGGTTTGAACCGGCTTACCGGTCAACCTGCTGTAAGCTCTAATGAGGTTACCTTGGCAGGAGCCGCTAATTATCTTGCGCAGCGCCAAACGGGCAATCTTGCCTTTAACGCAACTCAAGATTTGTCACGCCAGGTTGCAGGCCAAAATCTTGACTACGCAAAATACGCGGCACGTGGCGATTACGCTAACCAGATTGCGGCCATCAACGCAACGGTGCAGGATGCAGCATTGCAAGCCCCCTCCACGGTAGGCCAGATGGGCGGCCAGGGCTTCATGTGGAAAAACGGTCTTGTCGGGTTTGCCGTTAATTACAAAACGGCAGGCGGTGCAGCCATGCGCACGGTTTGCGATTTTTGGGCTAGATACGGCTATAAGATTCAGCGGTTTTACAATTTCGGTAACGCTAAGATGCCTGCGCTTAAAATCATGAATCATTTCAGTTATTGGAAGGTATCGGAGACCTATATCACCTGCGCGAAGGCGAACGAAGCCGAGAAAGACGCAATCCGCGGCGTGCTTGAAAAGGGCGTGACCGTGTGGGGCAAGCCGTCTGAGATCGGCAACATCGCACCGGCGGTAAACACCCCGCTGTATAATATCGAATACTAAAGTAAGGAGGATGTATGGAGCCTTGGATGCTAGACCCAACCGAGTTCACGCCGCTTAACGTGTCTATGTTTGGCAAGCGCTACGTCAAACGCTGGCAGGCCAGCGTTAAGCAGTACCGAACCTATGATTATTGGCGCCAACTCTTTTGGACGGCGGCAATCAGCCGCTTTGAATGGGAAGGATTGCCGGACGGCATCGATTCGCGATACTTGGAAACGCTGTTGTGCGGCTACGGTTCGTTCGCTGCCACGAAACGCTCCACCAGCGGAGTGCTCGCGTATTGGTGCGGGCGAATGAACCCCGTTGGAAATCTTGACCTTTATCGCAATCCAAACACCATTGACGTTTACACGCCAAATGGTCAGCGTCAACGCCGTCATTGCAATTGGTGGTTTAAACACGTGGGCAATCAGTACGCCACTAAAACCGTTGTCATGCCAGCCGATGCCGTTATCTGCTGGGACAACCTCACGCGTTTCCCGATTCTGCAGCTCATCGACCGCCAGGCCCAGCGCTTGGCCGATATGGACACCACCGTTGACCAGCACGTTCGGGCAATGCGCATGCCGTACGTCATCAGTGTGGACGAGTACGGCAAAAAGCAAGCCCAGGACATGTATAACCGTATAGATTCCGGCCAGCCTGCCATTTACATGAACCCTTCGGGCATGCAGAACATGAGCGTGCAGGTGCTCCAAACCATGAACAAAGCCGCGTATGCAGGTAGCGATATCCTCAATGACGAGCTGAAAATCGTGTCTGCCGTGTATACGATGCTCGGCATCGACAACAACGCAGCTGCGGAGAAAAAGGAACGCGTTCAGACCGCCGAAACCCTGGCGAATAACGAGCAATTTATGATTCAGCGCAACAGCTTCCTAAAGCCTCGTCAGGAATTTTGCAAGCGAATCAACGACATGTACGGTTGGGATTGCTCCGTTAAGTGGAGCGTGCCGCACATGCCCGCCGAATCTGAGGCGCAAGACATGTATATGAGCAGCCCGGACTTGCTGGGTTACGGGGACGCTGTGGAGGGCGATAGTAATGCTAACCTTTAACAACAACGACTTTGCCGCGCTTGACGAGCATAAGTACACCCTGCGCGATGTGGTGGAAGCCCTGGGCTATGACTGGGGAATGCAGGATTACCCCATCTTCGATGAGGGATACCGGGAGAAACTGAACCGCGCGATATATAACCACTTTTGCTTTCGACGAATCGCGAGTGATACACCCGCCATGTTCATCTTTTACCTTAACAGGCGCATGGTGGAGCAAATGCCTAACATCAATCCGGTGTATGAGCTGGTACGGCGTGAGCAGTTCGACCCGTTCGCAACTACGCAGGGCAAAAGCAATTCGGCAACGCAGGGCAAAAACAGCAACCAAAGCGTTGCCACGGCATCGAGCACCCCGCAGGTATTCCTCCATAATCCGGACGGGGAGCAGTATCTGACGGGCGTTACCAAGCAAACCGACAACGGCCATCAGGACGGCACGGTGGCCGCAACGTACAGCTCCATTTCCGGCGTGGGCAACGCCGTGTATGATATGATGGCATCAAGTTTCATGGCAACGGATAACCTCGTGTTTAATCTTTTGGAGCCGTTGTTTATGCAAACATGGGATGATATGCCGATGTAGTAAGGAGGTATGAGGATGCAAAGCAAGGACGATTACAACTATATGCGCGTGCAGCTGGACAGCATGCGGCTGTGTTTTGAGCTGGATGCGAAACACGCCATGATGGACAACGACATCGACGCGTACTACACCCTTAACCCGCTGAGCCAAGAAATCAGCACGTGCATCCGCCGTGTTGACGCGCTTATCAAGCTGATAGACGAGCGGGCCAAAATCGAGCCGAAGGGCGATGGTGGCAATGGGAATGTTTAGCCCGTACGGTTTTCGAGCGCTCGAAAACCAAAACGCCGCCGATGTGCAAGCCGCGAACGTGTCCCCCACACTGCCGGGCTATGCGGGCATCGACAAGCTGGATTTCGCACAGATGCGCACACCTGAGGACCAGATTCATTGGCTGTATCTCTATGCAACGGGCCTGGAGCTGAGCACCATCAACGCCGAGCAGGCACAGGCGTTGATTGATGCGGCAACCGCCACGCTAAAAGCGTATGTTGACGTGCAGGACCAAGCCATTTCAGCAGACGTGGCGCAGCGTTACAACTATCTGCTTGAGCTGATTAAACAGCTAACTGAATCCGACGGAATGACTTTCGACCCAACATACGGCGATTTGCATCCGATTTCGAGGACGATAGAGCATGTGTACGATTTTGATAGGCCGTTTTCGGTGACAGCGATTGACTATGACACATGTGGCATGACAGCGTATTTCTACGACAGCAACGAGTATTCTGCACGAGATTTCGACACATGCTTTGCGTTATTGAGCTATGATTTCTATGCGCAATTGGTGCGCAATGGCGTTGCGTTTGCCTGCAATGAAGCACATTAATTTTAGTGTAAGGAGACAAGAATGACTACTTCTAATTACGTATCCTACGCATTCGTGCAAAAGTTGATTGAAATTGTTTCGCGTCATATCAAGGAAGGTTAACTCTAATGTCACATTCGCAAACAACGGCTAATTACGGCCTGCCAATTTTTGTCGATAACGACCAGCCCACGTGGCTTGGCGATTTTAACAGTACGATGAACAAAATCGACACTGGCATGAACACCATTGGCGCTAATGCGTCTACTGCATTGTCCTCAGCAAACAACGCGGTTAACCGTGTGGCAACGGTTGAAACCGACATGACCAACGTGCGGGCCACGGCAAACAACGCTTATGCGCTGGCGCAAAACAACGAGAAGACCATCGGTACGCTTGAAGCCGATGTGACGGAACTTAACCAGCTCAAAGCTAAATTCCCCGTCAATTCCGCCGACATTGCCACGGCAGCCGTAACCGCCGAGAAGCTGGATGCAACGGCTGTTGCCGCCATGTGGAAAAGCCAGCGCGTGTATCGTTTCGATTCTGCAGACGCAACCGCTGACAACACGGGCATGTCCGGCCCGATCAATTACAATTGCCGTGGATTTTACCTGGCAGATTTGGAACTGCTTATTATCATCAACGCGCATTTGGAGGTGGGCACACCAAAAGACACTACTATCAAGCTGCCGAGCTATGTGCCTATTGCCCCGCGCGATATTCGCGCCCCAGTCGGCTGCCTAGAATGGAACAGCGCAAACTATTTTCACAGCTGGGATGCCGTGGTGATTAAAACCGGCACACGCGAACTTGCATTCGAGGGCCGTAAAGGGTACGCCGCCGACCAAACCGACATTATCGGCACGCTCGTGTTCTTTGTTGGGACTGGGACGAGCGGCAGCACAAGCGCCGTTGCGTACGCCAATGCAAACGGGACGTTTGCGCTATGATTCAGCTGCTGCACATATCCGATACTCACGCGTTCGCGGAGGGCACTAGAGACGCCGTGGCGTTATCGCAGCGCCTGGGCATACCGCTTGTCCATACGGGTGATATGGTGCAGGACTATTATGGTCAGGATATCACGTATGCATATCCTGGTGCCATGCTGTTCTGCATCGGCAACCACGACGTTTGGACCAAGACTCTACCGCGGCTGTACACCGAGCAGTCAAAGCTTTACGACACCTATTACGCGCCTTACGCGTCTGGCCGCAACTGCACACAGACCGCGCCCGATACGTGGTGGTATAAAGATATAGAGGACGTACGCTTGATAAGCCTTGATTGTCTGTGTGATGGCAGCGTTATGGTGCGTCAGCTTACATGGCTCGAAAACGTTATCGCCGAATGTGAGTGGTGTGTAGTCTTGTCACACATGCCACCTCGTAGCTTGCAACCCCATGCATGTTGCCTGACATGTTCTGCGTACTACAGCACCACGTTTGTAAGCCCGGAAGAACAAGACCAGATGCCATACACGCCTGGGCTTAAGCAGCTCTATGACGCGCTGCTCCCACATAAAGACAAGATACTGCTTGAACTGTGTGGGCATGAACATGCTGATTGCATCGGCATGGCACCAGAATGGCCCGTATCTGTTATAGGCAGCACGATTATAGATAGCTATAACAACGTGTATCGCTCTACCGGCACCGTGCAAAACCGCTGCGTTGCCAACCTGGTGCGTATCGCTCCCGGAGACTTTTGCGCAATCTATCGACTAGGCGCTATCGGACGCACCAACGGAGAACGCGGACGCATGGTTGTCTATGATTACAAAACCAAGAGATTTAGCACGATGGCGAGTCGTTAATGCTTAACTTCCTAGACACTTCAAACTGGCAGGGTAGATATATCCCCGCCCTTACCGGGGCTGATGCGGTTATCGTAAAGGCGACCGAAGGGTCAGGATTCGTTGACCCGTGCTGTGACCCGACCATCCAGCAGGCAATTGTCAACGGCATGCCCTGGGGGTTTTATCACTTCGCAGGTGATGGAGACGCGACCAGCGAAGCCGCGTTTTACGTTGACAACTGCTGTAACTATTTCGGCCAGGGTATCCCGATCCTGGACTGGGAGGGCAACCAGTCGATCGAATGGGTTAACGCTTTCGTGGGGTATGTGCACGCCCAAACAGGTGTGTGGCCCTGGATTTACGCTAACCCCTGGCGGTTTAACCAGGGCGGCGTGAACCCGAATTGTGCCCGCTGGGTTGCATCCTACCCGAATGTTGCGAACCCTACCTGGAGCCAAGCGCAAGGCTGGGGTTGCCCGGCTGCTGACGGAAACGTGGTGGCGTGGCAATTCTGTTCAGACGGGGCCGTTAACGGTATCGCCGGTAATGTTGACCTTGATTTGTTTTATGGCGATAAGGAGCAATGGATGGCCTATGCTAGAGGTGACAACGGACCTGATAGTGGCGGCAATGATGGTGGGGCTAATCCTGATGGCCTGGCAGTCCTAGAAAATGATACGTACAAGGTAACGATTGAAAGGAAATAACATGGATTGGCACATTGCAGCAATCGTTTGCGCGTTCGTGGCGATGGATCTTGTCACCGGAATCATGCAAGCGGTTGCAAACAAGACCTTGGATTCAACCAAAATGCGTGCGGGGTTGTGGCACAAGTGCGGTTTTGTCATGGCCGTTATTCTGGCCGCACTCGTGGAATGGTCCATGCAGTTTATCGACCTGGGATTTACTTTGCCGCTGTTCGTTCCCGTGTGCGTTTTCATTATCTTGACCGAGATTGTGTCGATTTTCGAAAACGTGTGCCGGCTTTCCCCGGAGTTGGCAAATTCCAAACTTGCGCAGCTGTTTAACATTGGGGTAAAATAAATAGGCCACGGGTTCCCGCATACAGCCCTAGGCACCACTCTAAACCCCGCGTGGACAAGGCACGCGGGGTTTACTTTTACAAGGAGCAGGCATGGCATGGACAAAAGAACAACAGCAGTTTTGCGAGTACACAATCTGTACCGTTGAATCAGGTTGCGATTATGCAGCGGTCAACATGAACGATCCTATCACACTGGGCATCGCGCAGTTTTACGCCTACAACGCGGCAGCGCTCATGGAAAAGCTACGCGACAATGCAGGCACAAGCTATGACAAGCTTTCGAGCAGGCTTAAAGACGCTGTGGCTAATCACCCTTCCGATACGGATGCTACATGGTGGACTGGGTTTTATCTTTACCAAGACGATGCGGATAGCTGGGTAAACTCAGCCCAGGACAAGGAAAACCACGCCGTGCAGGATCAGTTTTTCCTTGATTGGGTTTTCGGCAGCGGCGGTGCGTTCGACACACTGGCCGGTTGGGGCATGTCAACCGACAACGTAAAGCAAACCATCTTCATGTTATCCGTCTACCATCAAGCCCCGGCAAGCGCTAATCAAATCCTTGCTAACATCGGCGGCGGGCGAAGCCTTGACGACTACCTAAACGCAACGCTTAACACGTGGCCCGTGTCTGGCTACTCAAATCGTTACAACCGCGTGTATCAACTGCTCAATGATTGGGACGGCACGAGCGCACCGCCTGACTTCGGGCAATCTGATTTTACACCGGGCACGAACCCCGACACAAACGGCCAAACCAAATCGAGCATTAGCCGCCTGGAGCAAGTGGGAAATGACCTAATCGCGTACGGTGCCATGGGACAGGGCACCCGCCTAGTGTGCCACAACACGGGCAACGGCGTTTGGTTGCCCGTGCGAAACGCGACCGCGCCGGCCTACCCGGGTACGGGTGGCGGCGGAGGCGGTGGTGGCGGTAGTGACGAGTTCGAGGCCATGCGTGCCATCTGGGAGCAAAACGAGGGCGCGTTTAATTACGCCCAGGCGGCAGGCAGGCTGGAGCCGGACGTTAGCGGTTTTACCGATTGCTCCGCCTGCATTTGGTGGGCCGCAAACAAGGCCACCAATGGCAAGTATAATTGGCTCGGCACGTCAACATGGACAATGCGCGACACGGCCACTAAAATATGTGATGGGATTCAGCGCGACCTCATGCAGCCTGGTGACCTTATCCTCATGACCAATCCCGAACACGTAGGATGGTATTGGGGCAGCGGGGTTGCATGGGGCGCAGGTGCAGCCCCGTGTCCAAAGGTTGAAGCCGACCCCGTAGAAAATTATTACTCATGGGGTAGCAATTTAGAGATTTACCGGTTCATAGGCCAGTAAGGAGTCAAAACATGAGTGGTATTCCAAAGTGGGCGCGTTGGGACCCTAGCGCGTTGATGGGCGCAAGGTGCCCCGTGCGGTTGTGCACGGGTCCACGAAGCCTTGGCAAAACGTACGCGATGAAAAAAGTTGGCATCAAGCGGTTTTTGACAAAGGGCGAAACCTGGGCATATGTGCGTTATTACGACACGATGATTGACCGCATTTTGCGCAGCCCTGAGGGTTTTTTGTCTGACATTGAGCGTAACAACGAGTTTCCGGGGCAACGCTTCCAGATGAACGGGCGCATGATGCAGACCGCGTATCAGGCGCAAAAAGATACTGGCAATGTCAAATGGAAGCCGAAGTGGCAGAACCTGGGCCAGATGTATGCCCTAACCTCGTTCGATTCTCTCAAAGGTGCCACCACAGCAAATAACACTTTGATGGTCCTGGACGAGTTCATCAAGGAAAAGCGAGTGCCCCCTTACCCAAGCGGTTGCGTTGATATGCTCATGAACATGTGGGAGACGTTCGACCGTCGCGAAAACCGCGTTATCCTGGTGGGCCTGGCGAACAATGCCGACCTAGTCAATCCGCTATTTCAGGCGTGGGGCATCACGCCTATTCCCAGGGGCAGCAGCCGTTATTTTAAGGTTGGCAATTCAGCTGTGTACTACGAAAACGCGTTTAACGCGGAGTTCGAACAATATTCGGCAACCTCCAACATAGGTGCCTTTACCGCTGGTAGCGATTATGCAGAGTATGCGCAGCAGAGCGAATTTGCCAACATGACGGGACAATTTGTCAAGCCGCGCACTAAAAGCTGCGATTGCATTATCGCACTTAAGTTCCGGGGTATCCCATTCGCCATTTGGCAAGACATGCATACGGGCATTGTGTTTGTTGATCGCAGGCCTCCGAGTGGTAAACAAGTGGTTGTGTTGACACGGCACGACATGTCCCCCGACACTATGCTTATCGAGCGCAACGCACCGCTTATCAAGTTCGCAGTTCGTGCGTATAGCCATGGTGATTGTTATTTTGATTCGGACGCGACGCGTGAGATGTGGCTGGACATGCTGACCATGTGTGGGTTGAGATAATAAAAGGCCCTCCGGTTGGAGGGCCTTTTGATTAGAGCGAACGCGTAATGATGCGTATGCTTTTGTTAAAACATAACGTAATATTACGTGCACCGCGAATAAGACCGAGCAAGTCGTCTCGCGAACTCAATATCATCCATTTTTCATTCCTTCCTGGGCCTGCCATTGCTAACGGTCGTAAAATCTTCCACGGTCACCTCGGCTGTAACCCGCAACATGTATGCAAGGGCAACGCACTCAACTTCGCCTACTGAGGTGTAACCAAAATCAAAGCAAACCAATTGCTCGATATCCGCGTCTGCCGTGTATACAACAAAGCCGTAAACAGTCCCATGCGTACTGTCTGGGCACGAATATAACTCGCACACATAGCCCCCACCCTTTAGCTGCCATCCAATTTGCGTCAAACCAATCTGCGTAAGCGTTGCCATTATCGTTCCTTTCCAGGACATGCCATAGCTAGCAAGTGCTTCGTTCTAACGGTTACGATATTTTTTCCGGCCTGTACGAAAAACACGCCATTATGTGTATCTGTCACAACGCCTTGGCACACCTCATACCAACGGGCGTATTTGGTATGCTTCGGAGTTAGCCACCAAATGGCCTTGCCTATGCACTCTTCCGGTTCCAAGTGCCACAAATAGCAGCCAACCCTGAATTCGTGGATTACCTTTTGCCACAGCGCCGCGCGTTCCTGGGGCTTTTTGGCTTTAAGGAATTTGTTACGATATCTGGCGATTATATAGTCCACCTCGTGTCGTGGGATTAGCGGGTACAGCATGGTTACACCTCCCAAAGCGGGTAGCCTGCGCGTAAGGCGCTGAAATAGGATTCACAGATTTTAACTATTTCATAGGGCACGGAAAATTTGGTGCGGTAATCGATTTTAATGCTGCCACTCATGGTTCTACTCCTTACACATACGGTGTGACGGTTAACGCTGCCCCGATTATTATCAGAGCAACGGCTAACAGGTTGGGCTTGCGTTCGAACATCACCGAGCCTGCTATTGCTAAGACTAGGCCTATGAAGGCGGCTAGTGGCGCTAGATGGTGGTACATGATGATCCCTTCTATTCGGGCTTAGCTGTGATGTATTGCCTAATGCCGCTGTGCAGTATACACAGCGTGTGCTGTTTTGGCGATAAGCTCATAGGCGGATTCATACTCAGTGTTGGGGCTATGCTTCCAAAACTCCAT